AGTTCGCGGGCGATCCGTGACCATTGCGCGAACAAAGCAGGTTCAAGTCCTGCCGTCTGCGCAAAATAGGAGTGCCGCTGCCTTGAGTGCGGCGTTGTTGCCCTTCGGGGCGGGTAAAGTCTGCTATGTAAGGCCAAGGGGCGGGGGCTGGTAGCAAAACAGGAGGAAAGCATGGAAATCACAAAACGGCGGCTTGCTGATATTGAACCGTATGCCGCCAACGCAAAGAAACACGATAAACGGCAAATCAATAACGTTGCGGAGAGCATCAAGCAATACGGTTTTGTGCAGCCGATTGTGATTGACCGTGACGGAGTGATCGTTATTGGCCACTGCCGCGCTCTGGCGGCAAAAAAGCTGGGTATGGAAGAAGTGCCGTGCGTGTGCGTGGACGATCTGACACCGGAGCAAGTGAACGCCCTGCGGCTTGTGGATAACAAGAGCAACGAAAGCGATTGGGACTTTGATCTGTTGGCTGATGAATTGCCTGGTCTCGACCTGTCGGCTTTTGACTTTGATTGGGGCTTGCCGGAAGACACAACGGACGAAGTCACTGAGGACGAAGCACCGGAGGTCGACGAAGAATCTGAACCGATTACCAAACTTGGCGATATTTGGCAGCTTGGACGGCACCGGCTTATGTGTGGGGACAGCACGTCCGTGGAATGTGTACAAAAGCTCATGGGGGGGGCACAAGCAGACCTTTTGCTTACAGACCAGCCGTATGGTGTTGATTATACAGGTAAAACGAAGGACGCACTCAAGATTGAAAATGATGCGAAAAGCGATGACGAGTTTATTGCGTTTTTGCAAGCGGCATTTGAAGCGGCTAACTCTGTGATGAAACCCGGCGCGGTATTTTACATCTGGCACGCCGATTCAAAAGCATATGTTTTCAGAATGGCGTGCCAGATGACGGGATGGGAAGTTCGGCAGGTTTTGATTTGGGTTAAAAATGCAATGGTCATGGGCAGGCAAGACTACCAGTGGAAGCATGAGCCTTGCCTATATGGGTGGAAGGCGGGGGCTGGTCATCTCTGGGCATCTGATAGGAAGCAGACAACGGTGCTTGAATTTGATCGCCCGACAGCGAATAAAGAGCATCCGACTATGAAGCCTGTTGCGCTATTTGACTATCAAATCAAGAATAATACCAAGGGCGGCGACATTGTTCTCGACCTGTTTGCCGGAAGCGGGACAACCGTTGCTGCGTGTGAGCAGAATGGCAGAAATGCTTATGTTATGGAGTTTGACCCGAAGTATTGCGATGTGATTGTAAAGCGGTGGGAGAACTTGACGGACAAAAAGGCGGTGCTTCTGCATGACGATTGAAGAAGCGCAGGCGATTATCGCCAAGACGAACAGCCCGTACTTAAAGCGGGATATGGAGAAGTTTATCAAACACCAGCGGAGAAAGGAGGGCGCGTATGGCAAGGCCAAAAAAGGAAATAGATCAGAAGCAGTTCGAAAACCTCTGCGGCCTGCAATGCACGCTTGAGGAAATCTGCGGCTGGTTTGATGTATGCTCGGACACATTGGAAACATGGTGCAAACGAACCTATAAGAGAAGTTTTTCGGAAGTTTTTGCACAAAAGCGCGGAGCGGGGAAAATTTCACTGCGTCGGAGCCAGTGGCAGCTTGCGGCAAAGAACGCAAGCATGGCGATTTGGCTGGGGAAACAGTACCTTGGGCAGCGCGATATTGTGGAGCTGGGTTTGCCGACTGACAACACGCAGGATGACGCATTGAGTGTGAGTCTGCGTGAAATGGCAGAAGGGTTGGAGAGCGATGGGTAAATATAGAAAAAAGCCGGTTGTTATTGAAGCATTTCAGTTAAACGCAAGAGGGCTTGTCGGAGAAGATTGGTTTTGGAATGCAGTTTCGGAAAATACAATTGTTACCCATGACTTTGGCAAGCATTATCCGAATCCGGCATGGTGCGAGATAAAGACGCTTGAAGGGACAATGATTGCTCAAGCCGGAGACTATATTATTCGGGGCGTAAATGGAGAAATTTATCCATGTAAGAGCGAGATTTTTCACGTGAGTTATGAGGCCGTCCTATGATTTCAGAGAAGCAGCAGAAAATCATGGCCTTCCCGTATTCCAAATACGACGCGCTTATCTGCGACGGCGCCGTGCGTTCCGGCAAGACCTCCATCATGATGTGGGCGTTCGTCCGCTGGGCGATGGAAAATTTCAGCGGTCAGCGCTTCGGCGTGTGTGGCCGCACGGTGGATAGCTGCACAAAGAACATTATAGTGCCGTTCACGGCGATGAGCCTTGCAAAGGAACGTTATCTCATCCGCTGGCGGCGCGGTGACAAGGTGATGGAAGTGCGGCGCGGAGCCGTGACGAATTACTTTGAGGTGTTCGGCGGCAAGGATGAGGCCAGCTATACGCTGATCCAAGGCCGCACGCTGGCGGGGGTGCTGCTGGACGAGGTGGTGCTGATGCCGCGTTCGTTCGTGGAACAGGCATTGACCCGCTGCTCGGTAGATGGTGCAAAGCTGTGGTTTTCCTGCAACCCAGGAAGCCCGCAGCACTGGTTCTACTTGGAGTGGATCAAGCGGCACAAAGAGCGCAACGCTCTGTATCTGCACTTTGAGATGACGGACAACCCCGGCCTGAGCGAAAAGACGCTGGAGCGCTACCAGAACATGTTTACCGGTGTGTTCTACGACCGATATATCCGTGGATTGTGGGTGCTGGCCGAGGGTCTGGTATACGACTTTGGCGAGGAAAACATCGTGGACGATGTGCCGGAGAGCGGGGAATATTACATTTCCTGCGACTACGGCACGCTGAACCCATTTTCTGCTGGTTTGTGGTGCTGGGACGGCAAGACGGCCACCCGCATCCGGGAGTATTACTACTCCGGGCGGGAAGAACACAGAAACAAGACTGACGAGGAATATTATACGGAGTTGGAGAAGCTGGTGGGAGAGCTGCCGGTGATAAGCGTCATCGTGGACCCGTCGGCGGCGTCCTTCATCGAGGTTATCAAGCGGCACGGGAAGTTCAAGGTGCGCAAGGCGGTCAATGACGTGCTGCCGGGCATCGCCACCACGGCGAGGTATCTGCGCAGCGGTGCGCTGAAGATACACAGGTCGTGTAAAGACGCCATTCGGGAATTCGGCCTCTACCGCTGGGACGAAAAATCCACAGAGGACAGGCCAATTAAGGAGAACGACCACGCGATGGATGATACACGTTACTTTGCAATGACAGTATTGCGCCGGAAAGTGCGGGATGATAACGGGGAGAAATACATCCCCCTGTGGGAGAGGTGATAGCTTGCTGACATATCAGGACTTGCTCGCCGTGGGCGAGAACGAACAGGACCGAATGGATTTTATCCGGCGGGTCATCAATGAGCACAAAGGCTCTGCGGCTTACCGGTTCGCGGTAGACGCACAGCGATATTACGACGGCGAGAATCCCACCATCAGCCGGTATGAGAAGATCATCTATGACCTTCAGGGACGCGCCCACCGGGACATGTACACGGCAAACCACAAACTCATGTCAAGTTTCTTTGGATTTGTCGTGCGGCAGGAGGCAAACTATCTGCTGGGCAACGGCGTGACCTTTCAGAAGAGGGAGATAAAGGCCAGACTGGGCGCTGACTTTGACCAGCGGGTCAAGGACGCAGGCAAGAGCGCCCTGGTATGCGGCGTGGCGTTCGGGTTCTTCAACCTGGACCGGGTTCAGGTGTTCGAGCTGACCGAGTTTGCGCCCCTTTACGACGAGGAAAACGGTGCCTTGATGGCCGGTGTGCGGTTCTGGCAAGTGGCAGACGATAAGCCGCTTCGTGCCACGCTGTACGAGCTGGACGGCTACACCGAGTACATCCAGCGCAGCGGGGAGAACATGACCGTGCTGACGGACAAACAACGGTACAAGGTCAATGTCCGCACGGACGGCCTGGGCGCGGAGACCATTCTGGACGGTGACAATTATCCTGGATTCCCGATTGTCCCGCTGAAAAACGGAAAAAACTGCCGGTCGGAGCTGCGGGGACGGCGGAACACCGTGGACGCGCTGGACCTGGCCTGCTCCAACATGGTAAACAACGTGGACGAGGGCAACCTCATCTATTGGGTGCTGACCAATGCGGGCGGCATGAATGACTTGGACGACGTGAAGTTTTTGGAGCGTATCAAGACCCTCCACGTGGCCCACACCGATGACGAAGTGAACGCAGAGCCGCACACCATCGAGGCCCCCTTTGAGGGCACTAACGCAACCATTGACATGCTCAAGCGCAAGCTGTACGAGGATTTTCAGGCGTTTGACAGCGCCGCCGTGAGCGCAGGCAATCAGACGGCCACGGCCATCAAGGCCAGCTATGTGCCGCTGGACCTGAAAGTTGACGACTTCGAAAGCGACGTCACCGATTTTATCCAAGGCATCCTGGCGCTGGCCGGGGCGGACGATACGCCCAGCTATACCCGCAGCCAGATTATCAATAAGCCCGAAGAAACCCAGACCGTCCTGATGGGCGCGGAATACTACGATGATGAGTACATCACCAAGAAGTTGCTAACCATCAATGGTGACATTGACCAGTACGAGGACATGGCAAAGCGGAAGGCGGCAGAAGAGATTGACCGGAGCCAAATGGAGGTGGAATGATGGGAGCAATATCTAAGATTGCTGAAAAGTGCATGGCGTGCCCCAACGTTGATAAATGCTCTCACAAGCGGATGGAGGCATGCGCCAATTACGAGCATAGGAATATGGCCGAATCACTAGCGATGCCATCAAAATCAGATATGGCAGCCACCGTTCTCCGCGAAACGGTCAATACGATTGTCGATGGGCAGGTTGTGAATGTTTACAAGGACGAGATTGAAAAAACACTATATAAGCACTTGTATGATGGCTTGGGTTGCGGATTTATCAATGGCGCATAGGGTGGCGAGATATGGCGAAAACGGACGAAGGCCACAAGCTGACCGACAAGGAGCTTTCGAAGCTGGAGCGGCGCATTACGAAACTTTACCGCGAAGCCGGGAAGGAATTGCAAGGAACCATCGACGCATATTTTGAGCAATTTAAAAAGCGCGATGAGGAAATGAAAGCGCTGATCGGCACGGTGCAGAACGGCAAGGAGTGGACGGAGGCCGACTATAAGCAATGGCGGCTCAATCAGATCGGTCGAGGGGAACGCTATCAGGCCATGCGCGACAAGGTGGCGCACCGCGTCACCGATGCGAACGCCGTGGCGGGGTCCTACACCAACGATGCAACGCCCGGTATCTACTCACTGAACCGCAACTATGCGGCGTACACCATCGAGAGCGTGGCTGGGGATGTAGGCTTTGATCTGTGGGACGAGCAGACGGTGAAGCGCCTGGTTGTGGAGCAGCCGGGGCTGATGCCGTATTACCCCAAAAATAGAGCATTGAAACGCGGCATTGACCTTGCGTATGGCAAGAAGCAAATCACGGCCAGCGTCACCAGCTCCATCTTGCAGGGGAAAAGCATCAAGCACATGGCGGACGACCTGCAAAAACGTATCACCACCATGAGCCGCAATAGCGCTATCCGCACCGCGAGAACCGCCGTCACCGGCGCACAGAACGCCGGACGCATGGACAGCTACGCAGCGGCGGAGAAAATTGGCATCAAGCTCAAAAAACAATGGCTGGCCACGCTGGACAACCGGACGCGGCATTCACACGCCATGCTGGACGGCGAAAAGGTAGATCAAGATAAGAAATTCTCCAACGGCTGCCGCTTTCCGGGCGATCCGCAGGGGCCAGCGTGGGAGATCTACAACTGCCGCTGCACGCTTGTTGCGGATGTGGATGGGGTAGATACCTCCACAGGGCAAAGACGCGCCAAAAACCCCGTTACAGGCGAAACAGAGGTTATTTCTGACATGACCTATTCCGAGTGGGCGGAGCAGAAGCAAGCGGAAGACGCTGCGGCCTGGAATACATACATGAAGAAGGGCCGCAACCTTTCCACTGATACAAAACAGTGGCAGGAATACAAATCGGTTCTGGGAAACAAAGTTCCAAACACGGTTGAGAAGTTCCAGAATTTGAAGTATAATGAACCTGATAAGTGGGCCCAACTGAAAACCATGAAACGGCAAACCGTTTTTGTGAATAACGCCGAATGTGTGACAACGCCTAAAAAATACACCGGGTATTTCCTGAAAGATGGCGCAAAACACGCGGATCAATTTTTTGATGTTGGCTATACAGCGGATAACCCATTGCAGCTGCGTTATGATATGGCACGGCAGTTTGATATGAGCAAGGCTGTTGATGTGCAGGAGTTAAATGGCGGTGCGATAATGTTTAATATCTACATGACACTTGGAGTTACAAAACAGCGCACTTTTTTAACGGGATGGATTCAAGATACACCGGATAGCAAACCGAGGATCGTAACCGGATTCAGAAAAAACAAGGAGAATTCGCATGATTAACGAATATGACCGTGTAAAAATCATTGAGACAGGCGATGTCGGTATTGTTGTTGATATCCGGGAGACCAACGGCACGTTTTGTCTTGTTGAACGAGACGGTGACAATGAACTATTCGACTGCGCTGAAAGCGAACTGGAAAAACTATGAAAGTTGATTTCACAGACAACTCCAAAGAAGTCCTCGCTGCCATGCATGAGGCCGCTGCCAGGGCGCTGGAAAAGTGCGGGCTGGTTGCAGAGGGCTATGCGAAAAAGCTCTGCCCCGTGGACACCGGTAATCTGCGCAACAGCATTACCCATACGGTAGACGAGCAGGAACCGGCAGCGATCATCGGGACAAACAATGAATATGCCGCGTATGTGGAATTAGGTACCGGCAAATACGCGGAGGGCGGACGGCCGACGCCGTGGGTGTATCAGGACGCAAAAGGAAACTGGCACATGACCCACGGACAGCGGGCGCAGCCGTTTTTGAAACCTGCTGTTGCCGACCATGCCGCGCAGTATCGGGACATTTTGGAAAGTGAGCTGAAAAATGGATGAGAATACAAGAAAAGCGATACACAATTTATCGGAAGAAATTGAACGGTTTGGAAGCGTTTTGTCCGAAGCTCTGATTGAAGCGGTGAATGCTCTTCGTGACGCCTTTCCCGAATTCAAGGATGGTTGCGAAAACATCGTTGCTGGATTAGCGGGCTTTGTTGATAAAGCCATGAAAGCGATTCGAAATAGAGAAAGAGAGCGCAGAAAGTGGAGAAAAGCGCCTAACGCTCCCATTTTCCAATTGCTGCTGGATAAAAGAAAGAGGGTGCATCGGTGCAGGAACAACTGTTGACACCGAAAAAAGTTGAGGATATCGAGTCCGTGCTGGCCAAGGGCGACCGGGTGGAGCTGATACCAGTCAAAGACGGCGTAAAAGTTATAAAAATAAAACGGGAGGAGATAAGGAAAATTGGAAAGAGAGTGTAGTAGATTAATGTGCCCATTGCAATACAATACTATGAATACATCAGATTGTCAGTGCACCGACACTTGCGAATGGTTTACTCCTAAGTTAATTCTCTGTTCATTCTGCAATACATTCCAGGCAACACAAGAAATAAGCGGGAAGCCAGTTTGCGGATTCTGTAAAACACAGATTGATATGAACAATCAATTATCAAAATTGCGGCAAGAAATTGATACAGGATTTAAAATACTGGAAAAGCAAATTTCATATAAACTTTAAAATAAATATCGTTTGGCGATGATAAACGTTTCAGTGCAACGACCAAGCGGGGTCAGTTACCGAGGATTTCTCGGTGGCTGGCCCCGTATATTTTCGATAAAACCCGCGAGGTACAGCGGTTTTTATACAATCTATCGCCGCGACGAACTGCGGACGAAGGAAAGGAAGATAGAAAAATGGCACTTACACGCAAACTTTTGAAGGGGATGGGTCTCACCGACGAACAGGTGGACACCATCATCGAAGCGCATACCGACACCGTGGACGGCTTGAAGGCGGATGTGAGCCGCTACAAGGCGGACGCGGAGAAGTTGCCCACAGTCCAGAAGGAATTGGACGACCTGAAAGCCGCCGGGGACGGCGGTTACAAGGAGAAGTATGAGAAGGAGCACAAGGCCTTTGACGACTTCAAGGCGGACATCACCGCAAAGGAGACCAAGGCCGCCAAAGAAAAGGCGGTAAAAGCCTATTACGAAAGCAAGAACATCACCGGCGACAATCTAACTATTGCTCTGCGCGGCAGCGGCGCGGAGATCGACGGCGTGGAGCTGGACGGCGACAAGATCAAGGACACCGCCGCTCTGGATGCGCTTGTGAGCGGTGCTTTTGCAAAGCTGGTTTCCACTACCACCACGAAGGGTGCCAATATCGCAAACCCTCCGGCGGGCGGAAGCCCCGGCACGATGACGAAAGCGGACATCTACAAAAAGGACGATCACGGCCACTATATGCTGTCCGCATCTGAGCGACAGAAAGCGCTTATGGAAAACCAAATTACTTAACAAGAAAGGATGAATTACATGGCTGCTACGAAAGTTGAGAGCCTGACCAACCCCCGCGATTCCCTGCCCAATACCTATACCAGCGTGACCGCCCGAGAGGTGGATTTCGTCACCCGTTTCAATGACAACTGGGATGCGCTGCGCAACATTATGGGCATTATGCGCCCCATCCGCAAGGCCCCCGGCACAAGCCTGATTTCTTACACCGCTGATGTGGCCCTGGAGGACGGCGACGTCGGCGCTGGCGAGGTGATCCCTTACAGCAAGGCGACGATTACCCAAGCGACCAAGGACGACCTGTCCATCAAGAAGTATGCAAAGGCTGTTCCTATCGAGGACGTTGACAAGTATGGTGCAGAGATCGCGGTGGAGAAGAGCGACGACGCTTTTCTGACCAAGCTCCAGAATGTGGTCCTTGGCAATTTCTATACTTTCCTGAACACCGGTTCTCTCACCGGAACCGCCGCAACCTGGCAGGCGGCACTTGCAAAGGCTCAGGGCGAAGTGCTGAACAAGTTTGCTGGTATGGCAAAAGACGTTACCTCCGTTGTGGGATTTGCTAACATCCTGGACGCATACGACTATCTGGGTGCTGCGGATATTTCCGTCCAGACCCAGTTCGGCCTGAACTATGTCAAGGACTTCATGGGGTACTCCACGCTGTTCCTGTTGCCCACCACCGTTTCCGGCAATAACGCTATTGCTCGCAACACTGTGATCGCAACGCCTGTGGAGAACATCGACCTGTACTATGCAGACCCCGGCGACAGCGAGTTTGCCAGACTGGGCCTGAATTACACCGTGCAGGGCGAGACAAACCTGATCGGTTTCCACGCCCAGGGTAATTACAGCACCGCCGTGGGCGAGAGTTACGCCATCATGGGCATGAAGCTGTGGGCTGAGTACTTGGACGGCATCGCCAAAATCACGGTCACCCCGGCCCCTTAAGCGCGCGCCTCTCGGGGCTGACGATTGGCGCGCTGACACTGACTCCGGCGTTTGACCCAGACACGACGGAGTATACAGCCACAACGACAAACGCGACCAACACGGTAACCGCGACCCCGGAGGACGCAAGCGCCACAGTGACCATCCTCAACGGAGAGACGCCTGTTGAAAACGGCACTGCGGCCACCTGGGCGACCGGAGCCAACACTTTGACTGTGAACGTGAAAAACGGCACGGCGGAGAAAGTATATACCGTGACCGTAACCAAATCGGCGTAAAAGGAGGACAGCGTGATGCTTGAAACGGTTTTGCAGAATTTGAACAACTGGTTTTTAGTTCCGGACGGCGTCCACGCCGGGGAGTTCACTGTGCAGGGCGGGCAGCTCACGCTGCCCTTTCTGCAAACCGGCCAGTATTTCCGGGTGGTGGGTTCCGTATTCAATGACGGGCTCCACCAGTACCCGGTGGCAGACCTGACCGACGAGACGTTTACCGGCTCCGTGTGGGCGCTGGCTGTTCCGAAGGCGGTGATTGAATTGGCCGAAGAAATCGACGCATGGCAGACGAAGAACGGGGATCCAGGGCCGTTTACCTCAGAATCATTTGGCGGCTACTCCTACAGCAAAGCCACCAACGCCAGCGGCATGGCCGTCGGCTGGCAGGATGTATTCAAGAGCCGCCTGAACGACTGGCGGAGAATTAGAGGGATCTGATGAGCCTTTTAGATGATTTTTCCCGCACCTGTGTATTCATGGAAAAACGCCGGGTATCGGACGGTGCGGGCGATCACTTTGTAGAGTGGGTGGAGGGCGCTGAGTTCACCAACTACCAGGCACTGGATACCTCCATGGAGGACCGCAGAGCGGAAAAAGAAGGCGTGACCAGCCTGTATTCCGTTTTGGTAGACAAGGCCGTGCCCATCGAGTACAACGACGTGTTCAAAGACAAGACCACCGGCGAAACCTACCGCGTGACCTCAAATCCGGAGAACAAGCAGGCCCCCAAGTCCTCCACGATGCAGCTAAAATACTTTACGGCGGAAAGGTGGGCGTTGACCACATGACCAAAAACAAAGCCCTCTACGCCTGGTTCAACGAGTTCATGCCCTTCTACCGAGCGTCCAGCGTGCCAGACGATGTGGTCATGCCTTATGGCACCTATGAGTATATCGACAGCGCTTTTGATGCCGGGGAGGTCGGCCTGACGGTCAATCTGTGGTTCCGCACGGAGAGCGAAGCTGTCCCAGACGAGAAGGCCCAGGAGTTGTCCAAGCGCATCGGCTACGGTGGCGTGTATCTGCCCTGCGACGAGGGCTATATCTGGCTCAAGCGCGGTTCCCCCTGGTGCCAAAGCCTAACCTATGAGGAAGACCCGGCCATTAAGCGCCGGTACATCAACATTACCGCTGAATACCTGACATTCAGCTGAAAGGAGACCCAATATGGGCAAATTTACCGCGATCCCGCAGAGCACCTTTGAGGAATTGCAGCTCGACGCGGGTGTCATCCTGAAAAACTTTACCCCGGCTACTCCCACCGCACCGAAGGACGAGGACATTGTGTGTGCCACAACCGGCGGCATCAATGTGTCTTGCGTCCCTACTTACTCCGACATGGGAGAGGACGTGGACAACTGCCCTGTGAATATGATGGAACTGAAGCATCTGGACGGTTGGGATTGCAAGATGGCCTTTACCTCCCTTGGAACATCCACGGAGTCCATCCGGCTGGCCCTGGGCGCGGCAGACATTGACACTACCGACAGGAGCAAAATCACCCCCCGGCGAGACCTGAAGCAGACCGACTTTGCAGACCTGTGGTGGGTTGGCGACCGGGCCGACGGCGGAATGGTGGCTATCTGCCTGAAAAACGCCCTGTCCACCGGCGGCTTTACTCTCCAGACCACCAAAAACGGCAAGGGCCAGGTGAGCGTGGAGCTGACCGGCCATGTGTCCATGTCCGCTCAGGACGAGATGCCCATGGAGTTTTACAGCGCGGCTCCTGCGGAGGTGGGCGGCTGATGAAACTATCTGACGTAAAAGGTGATCGCACCCTGGAAGTAATCGCAGATCTGATCGAGCCAATCTGCAACATTGCGGAGGACGAGAACGCCGCCGCCCTGTTTAAGCGGGAACAACTGCCGGATGGCATGACAGCCAAGAAGTTCCTTTTACAGAAGGCAAAAAAGGCCGTTCCCGCCCTTCTGCGCGGTCATAAGGGCGATGTAATCTCCATCCTGTCCTCCATTGAGGGAACAAGCCCGGAGGCTTACACGGGCGCTCTGAGTCTGGTAAAACTGACCAAGGATTTTATTGACCTGATGACAGACGAAGCGTTCACGGAACTTTTTATCTCAGCGCAGAGCACAGAAAAACCCTCTGGCTCTGCGCAGGAGAATACCAAGGCCCCCGTAGCGTAAAGGCGTTCCTGCGGTATGCCCTTGCCCGCGCCAAACAGGACAGCGTGGACAAGGCATACCGGGTCTATGTGACAGACGCGCTCAAGGCAATCGCGGAAAACACGGCGCGGTACGTGGGGGGCGGCTATATCAAGGCGCGGTATGCTGACCTCATAGAGCCGAATCCGGAGGAAACCAGGACGCCGGAACAAATCGTTGACCGAATGAAAGAAAAAATCGCAAAGGTCGGAGGTGAGGACGATAAACGTGTTTGACTTGTATGCAAAAATTACGCTGGACACCAGCGGATACGAAAATGGGCTGGACAATGCTTCCGGCAAAGCGTCCGGCTTTGCCGACAAGTTGAAAAGCGGCCTTGCTACTGCGGCAAAGGTGGGAGCTGCGGCTTTGACAGCTGCGGCTACTGGCATGGCGGCGCTGACAAAGGCGTCCATTGACCAATATGCCGAGTATGAGCAATTAGTGGGTGGCGTCGATACCCTCTTTAAGACTGCATCGGACAAGGTGCAGGAGTACGCCGCAAACGCATACAAGACCGCTGGCATGAGCGCCAACGAATATATGGACACGGTGACCAGCTTTTCGGCCTCCCTGCTCCAGAGCCTTGGCGGAGATACAGAAAAAGCAGCTCAAAAGGCGGACCAGGCCATCACCGACATGGCAGACAACGCCAATAAGATGGGCACCGGCATGGAGATGATACAGAACGCCTATCAGGGTTTTGCAAAGCAGAACTACACCATGCTGGACAACCTAAAACTCGGGTATGGCGGCACCAAAGAGGAAATGGAGCGTCTGCTTGCGGACGCGGAGAAGCTGTCTGGGCAGAAGTTTGATATTTCATCTTACTCCGACATCGTAGACGCCATCCATGTGGTGCAGACGGAAATGGGCATTACCGGGACAACGGCAAAAGAGGCTGCGTCTACTATTCAGGGCAGCGTCAGCGCGGCAAAGTCCGCATGGAGCAACCTGATAACCGGCATTGCAGCCGACAACGCAGACCTTGATACGCTGATTGGCAATTTTGTCAGCAGCGTGGAGACGGCGGCTGGAAATATTATTCCGCGCGTTAGTGTCATGTTGGGCGGCATTTCACAGCTTGTTACATCTGCATCTACCACTATTATCCCGATGGTCATAACAACCATCACAGACAACCTGCCTGCGCTTTTGCAGGCGGCGGTTGCGCTTGTCGGCGCATTGGGACAGGGTATCATTGATAGCCTACCTGCAATTACGCAAGCAGCAATCGACATTCTTTTCTTCCTTGCGAATGGCCTGATAGAAAACCTGCCCACGCTTATTGACGGCATTGTGCAAGTGACCTTGACGATTGTGCAGATGCTGACAAGCCCGGACTTTTTGACGCAACTCATTGAAACGGCAATCTTGCTGATTATGACGCTTGCGCAGGGCCTGATTGACGCGATTCCGCAGCTTATCGCGGCAGTACCTATGATTATTGGCAACTTGCTCGCCGCAATCATTGTAGAGCTGCCGAACATTATCCAGATGGGCATTGATCTTCTGTTTGCGCTGATTGACGGAATTATCAAGTGCATCCCGGAGCTGGTCGCGGCAGTCCCTACGCTGATTATTGCGTTCGTCAACGGCATCGTGAACAACCTTGACAAGATCATCCTTGCAGCGCCGCAGATCATTGTATCGCTGATTACCGGCATTATCGGGGCAATCCCGGAATTGATTGCAGCCGTCCCGCGCGTTATCGCTGCTATTGCCGACACAATCAGAAACTACGACTGGGGCGGCATCGGTAGAAACATCGTTCAGGGGCTGAAAGACGGTATCGCCGGAATGTGGGACAATATCAAGGATTGGTTCAACGAAAAGGTGAATAGCCTTGTCGGCGGCGTGAAGCGCATTTTGGGCATCCACTCCCCTTCCAAGGTCTTTGCCGGAATCGGCGGTTTCATGGCCGAAGGTCTGGGCGAAGGCTTTAGCGATGAATTCGCGGCTGTGAAAAATGACATTGAAGGCAGCATGAATTTTGACGCTGGAACCATTACAGCAGATGCAAACATCAGCAGAAACTATACAAGTGGCTCTTACGGAGCGGCAAGCACAAGCGGGGGTGGCGATTCCGGCAGAATTGTAATGCTGCTGGAACAGTATTTGCCTATGTTGGCAAATATGAAAGTCATCATGGACAGTGGCCAGGTTATCGGTTTGCTTGCCCCAGGCATGGATGAAGAACTGGCCAAAATCAATGCAAGGAAGGCAAGGGCTGTATGATAGGAAAAGTATTTTTTGACGGAAAAGACACTTACACAGAATACGGCCTGCTTCTTGCGAGCAAGTCCATTTCTTTGCCGGAAGTCCGCACGAATATGATTGATGTTCCGGGCCGGGACGGTCTGCTGGACGCTTCCGAGGTGTTGACCGGCGAAGTGACCTACAAAAACCGCACCATTGTACTGAAGCTCACCGGCGTGGACACGGTGAGCGGCAAGAAATGGCCTGCCACGATTTCTGACTTCTGCAACAAAGTCCACGGCAAGCGCGTGAAAGTGACCTTCCCCGAGGACACCGCCCATTATTACAGTGGGCGATGCTCCGTTGGGCGGGTGGAGCTTGTCAAAATGATGCAGACCATCCCGGTCACAGTCAGCTGCGACCCGTGGAAATACAAGAACGCAAAAACCACGGTCACGGGGACCGTGCCCGAATCGGGCACGCTGTCCCTGACTCTGACCAATGAGTGCCGGCCGGTGGTGCCCACCGTGGAGGTGTCGGCGGCTGCAACGCTGACCTTCGGCGGCAAGGACATCTCGGTGGCAGCCGGCAGCCATCGTAGCCTGGACATCCGCCTGGCAGCCGGCAGCAACACCCTTGCTGTCACAGCCGCAGCGGGGACCGCAGTGTCCGTCACCTATCAGGAGGCATCGCTATGAGCTACACTGGCGCGGTATGCGGCAAGGCTGTTGCCGGGCTTGCCGTCTGTGGCACGGACCCCCAGGAGACTGCGCAGGACTTTGCTGGCTATCAGCTGCGTTACGGGGATTACATCCTGTACGATCCGCGCGGCGCCAACGAGACGGACCGGCTGTGCGCCTCGGCGGCGTCGGTGGACCTTACCGCCGGCAAGGCCGGGAGTATGGCGTTCTCTTTGCCGCCGGATCACCCGTACCGGGACAAGCTGCCCTATATGCGGCCCGGTCTGGAGCTGCTGCAGGGTCGGTATGTGGTGTGGCGGGGCCGCATTACCTCCCAGGTAGGCGACTTCCGCAATAGCCTCAACGTTACGGCGGAGGGCGTCATGGCTGTGCTCAACGACTCCACCGTCCCACCATTTGCGTATCCGGACGATTTTGCGGAGGACGTGGACTATCAGGCAGCCGCCAACAGCGGCAATGTGGTGGACTATCTATTCCGCTGGCTCCTGGCACAGCACAACGCCAAGGCGTCGGCCGATCAGCAGATCAAGCCCGGCGTGTGTACGGTAACGGACGCCAACAACTACATTGCCCGCAGCTCCACCAAGTATCTCACCACCATGGATGCCCTGACCTCCAGGCTCTCCGGATCGTCCCTGGGCGGGTATCTGCTGATCCGCTATGAGTCGGACGGCAACTACCTGGATTACTATGCTGACTTGCCGCTGACCAACGCTCAGGCGGTGCAGTTCGGCCAAAATCTCCTGGACCTGGAGCGCCAGCTGGCCGGGGCCGATATCTACACGGCTATCCTGCCGGTGGGCCATGACGGCCTGACTATCACAGAGCTGCCGGACGGCGACATTACGGACGACCTGGTCAAGGAGGGCCCGTATGTCTGGTCCCGGGCCGGTGTGGCAAAGTACGGTTGGATCTGTCCCGGCCCCACGGATTGGCAAGACGTCACCGTGGTCGGAAACCTACAGTCATACGCAGCGGCCCGGCTGGCTACCTCCGGTTGGGCGCTGGAGGAGTCCATTACCTGCAAGGCCATTGATCTCCACGTTACAGACGCCGCTGTGGCCGCCTGGCGAGTAGGCCGGTATACCATGCTGGCCACCACGCCCCACGGCATCCGGGCGGCCATGCCTCTGCTGCAAATGCACATTGATCTCTTGGACCCGGCGCAGACCACCGTCACCATGGGCCGGACGCGGCGTACCTTTACCGGCGACGCGGAGGACGAGCGCAACCGTGTATCCCAGGGTATGGAGGAGATACGGCAGGAGACCGAGGAGCGGATCAACACCGTGCAGCAGATCCTCACCGAGCGCATGACGCAGATTTCCCAGTCGGATCGGCAGATCCTCCTGGAGGCCCTGCAAGACTATGTGGAGATCGGAGACTTTGATAGCTACAAGAAGGTCATGGATGCCACTCTGGCCATTCTGCCGGATCAGATCCGTATGGAGGTATCCGAGGAGATCACCGAGCAGGTGGAGGACGCCACCGGCGATATCCGCCAGACCGTCCGCACCATGAACCAGTACATGAGCTTCACGGCAACCATGGGGATGCTGCTGGGCAGTGAGGGCGACCCCGTAAAGGTGCAGATCAACAACCAGGGCTTAAACATCCTCCGGGAGACCCTGGCTCTGCTGTCCATCAACCAGCGGGGCGTATACACGCCGTCGCTGTATATACGGCCCATGGATCCGGACGACCCCACCGCCGGGTGCCTGTACCTGGGCAACCTGGTGGTCCGGGTTGCCCCGGATGGGTCCGTGGTGGGTGCGAAGGGAGTGAATGCCAATGGGTGAGCTGTACGGCTCCAAATCCACATACGGCTGGCAGCTGTGGCTTGGGTATACCATCCAGCAATCCCGCAGCAACAACCGCAGCACCATTGCCCTGTCGCTGCAGATCTACGACGGCACCGGCGAGAGCTATAACCAGGCGGCCAACAGCTGCTATTACGTCTTACAGGGCACCAAGGTGTACCATCCCTACAGCTACACCGCCAAGGGCTGGTACGATCTGGGCACCAAGACCATCACCGTGGACCACGATGCCAAGGGCGAGGCCACGGTAACACTGTCCGCTGAGTGGCACAGCGGCTTTACCTCTCAATGGACGCCAGCGTCTCTGTCTGTATCCGGCAAGGTCACGCTGCCTACCATCCCCCGGGCATCCTCTTTGGCGGTCCCGTCTATGACGCTGGGCAGCCCCGCCACACTGACCGTTACCAAGGCAGACAGCAGCTACACGCACCGGATCACATACGCCTGGGGCACCCACTCCGGCGTGGTGTCAGCAGAGACGGGCGCGACGTCCATTACCTGGACGCCGCCCCTGGAACTGGCCAGCGACATCCCCAACGCCGCCAGCGGTGTGGGTACCCTGACCATCACCACATACAGCGGCGATACGGCCTTGGGCAGTCAGTCCTATAGCTTTGCCGCCTCCGTGCCCTCCAGCGCGGCCCCTGTGGCCACCGTGGCGCTCTCGGACGCTGGGGGGTATGCAGATACCTACGGAGCCTACGTGCAGACCAAGAGCCGCCTAAAGGCCGTCACGACGGCCAACGGGAAATACGGGGCGACGGTCAAGGGCTATACCCTGGCTATCTCCGGCCTGACGGCCACCGGGGCCACAGCCACTACTGGCGCGCTGCCGGAGTCCGGCGCGGTGGCCTATGCCGTCACCGTTACAGACTCCCGGGGGCTGTCCACCGTCCTACGAGGGACCATCACCGTGCTGCCCTACGCCGCGCCCGGTGTGCGATCCATCAGCACCGCCCGCTGTGATGCAGACGGCACGGACAACCCCGCCGGAGATCATGCCAAGGTGTCCTTTGTGGGCGCGGTGGCGCCGCTGGCCAGCCAGAACACGGCCGCCTATGTCATCCGCTACCGGGCCCAGGGGGCGGACACCTGGAGCTCCCAGGCCGTGCCGGACGCTGCCGGGCAGTATACACCCAGCGCCTACGGCGTCATCCCAGCCGCGGTGGACACCGTCTATGAGGTGTGCATAGCCGTCACCGACGCACTGGGTAGCACGGCCAGCCTGATTGTGGTGCTGCCATCGGCTCAGGTGCTTTTCCGCACGGCTCCGGCCGTGGACGGTCTGTCCATCGGCCAGTATCTGACCGAGGCGGCCACGCTGATTGTGGGCGGACTCATCAAGCACCTGAAGCTGCCCGGTCCCGCGGCGGTGTTGTTCGGCGGCAAGTCCCTCCTGGATTATCTCCACCCCGTCGGCAGCATCTACCAGTCCACAGATTCCACGTCCCCAGCGGACCTGTTCGGAGGCAGTTGGGAGCAGATCAAGGACGTGTTCCTTTTGGCGGCTGGAAATTCTCATGCGGCGGGCTCCACCGGCGGCGAGGAGGAGCACATCTTGACGGCGGCGGAGATGGCAAACCACACCCACGGCTACGATTACACGGGCCAGAGCGACGCCACCGGCACCGGGGCCATCAAGATCGTGTCTCCCAATGGCACCGCCAACGCTTACACGGGCAAGGCTACGTCCAACTGCGGCGGCCAGGCCCACAACAATATGCCGCCGTACCTGGCCGTGTACACATGGCGCAGGACGGCATAAAGGAGTGTATTACATGCCTGATATCAGTATTACCGTCACCGATAAGCGCCCGGTATGCACCGCCGGGACAACCGTTGTGTGCGACAACAGCGATTATATCGTACACTGGGACCTGGACGAGGAGTGGAGCGCATACGACACCAAGACCATGCGCGTGATCTACATGGACAGCACCTACGCCGACACCGTGTTTTCCGGAGACAGTGTGGCTCTGCCTCCTGTGCCTGTGCCCGGGTGTGTGCAGATCGGACTCTACGCCGGGGACATCCACACCAGCCGCATGGCGCTCCTGCGGGCGCTGTCGTCCGTGCGGTCTGCCAGCGGCGCTCCCGCCAACCCCACGCCCGACGTGTACGATCAGCTGATGGAGCTTATCAAGGGCCTGGGTGGCGTAGACCCGGATGAAATCGCCAAGGCGGTTGCTGATTATCTGGCCGCACACCCAATTAAGGCAATTGCCGGATAAAGGCGGATTACAGATGGCGCTTACAAAGACAACTTACGTGAGTGGCGAAACAGTTATAACAGCGAAAAACTTAAATGATATACAAGATGCAGTCCTCGCCTTAGAAAGCAAGGACGGCGGTGGCAGTGGTCTTACTGCAACGCAGATCGCAGCTTTGGACGGACTGCTGAAAAACGCGGCCTATACAAAGGACGTGACTACGGAATATGCAACGTTCCGGGCTGCGTTTGGGCTATCAGGCGGAGACGAACCCGGCACGAAGACGTGGAGCATTACCAACACGTTGACCAACGCGACCACCAGCAACAGCGCGACCAGCATTGCAAAGGGCGGCAGTTACAGAGCGACCATTACGGCGGAAGATGGCTATACCATTAGCAGCGTCACTGTGGCGATGGGCGGGACCGACATCACAGACACCGCTTACGCAGACGGCGTAATTACCATTGCTACCGTGACGGGAGATGTGGTTATTACCGCGCTGGCTACTGCAACAGTAAATCCCGGATGGACAAAGGATGTGCCGTACAACATTACATGGGAGGACGGCACATGGTATGATGGCAACAATGGTGTCACAGACGATGCCAGTATGTCGAACAGCGGCTATCTCCCGTGCGATGGCCTTAGATATCTGGATGTAACAGGTGCATATCTCAATAGAGGCATCAACTGCTACGACGCGGAAAAGAACTTGCTCGGTCGAGCGATAAATAATACCTATGACAGTGCGGCGCTTGCCCCCCTTGTAAGGGACACGAAATATATCATCGTAAACAAGCGATTGAGTAGTGCTGCGCAGGCAATACCGCGAGAGCTTCCGTTTCTCGGAGAGCGAACCGTCCCTGTGGCTGGGCGGAAATATGCGCTCGACATCCAGTGGAATAAAACGGTCTGGAACGCAACGGGAGAGGAGAAAGATAGCAGCGACGAGAATAATTTTTGCTCCAGCTTCTGCTTCTGCTACGGATTTGACACGCTCACGTTCGACACAAAAGTGCGGGCTATTGTAAAATTTTACGACGCGAATAAACAATATCTGAGTGACGCCCTTACAAATGCAAGCTCAGCAACCGTAAACATCCCGGAAGGTGCGACATATTTTCGCTTTGATAACGGGTCCTACACCAAAACGTACCCGTATGTAATTTTGGAGGAGGCGACGAAATGAGTTTATACGACATCATGGGCAGCGTGGTTTCTTCCGAGGTTTCCTCCGCCGACATCAAAAACGCATTGCTTGCGGCAATTGCAGACGGCAGCGTTAATCTCGGTAATGCGGTTGGCGCAACGCTTGCATATACAGGTTTGTCAAACGCATGGATAGCCAATGCACAGTCTGCCTACGCATCAATGCTGGCAAAATACAAAACGCTCGCCAACGGTGCTATCCCATTCTTCATCAGCACCGACCAGCACGGGAGAGGGGTGGAACAGCACCGATGGGCGAACAACGCCGATGCAGACGGTATAGAGTTTGCCAACATCAACCTTGGCGACACTGTAACGGACTATTTCAACTTCACTGAGCTGGACTCTATGCTGACGCGGACGAAGCCTGTGAAAAACTATATGTCCATTACGGGCAACCACGATGCGCTGTGGCGCGGAACTGACGTGCCGTCTGTTTACGAGCTGACGCGGCACTTCGTAAGCACAAGAGAACGTGACGTTATCCCGGAAGTCAACAGCAGCTATGTAGCGTATGACCCGGCGCATGATGTTAAATACATCGTCGTTGACACGTACACAAACGTCGGAGCGGCGCAGAACAGTCTCGGCAACGACGAGCTTACAGCTGAGCTTGCGGACTGGCTGATAACGGAGCTGAGCCGAGATGACTGCGACATAGTTTATTTGCAGCACTGGCAAATGTACGCGGCGGCGTCTATATATCAGAAGCGCGACGGAACACCGGATACCAACAACATTGGCGGGTCGCAGACGCTGCGAACTCTCGTTACAGCGCGACGCAATAAGACGAGCGGCTCCGTCAATGATAAAGACGGGACGGCACACTCGTATGACTTCGCGGGATGCAAGCACAGCCTGCTGTGCGCACTGCACGGCCACGAGCATGACGAGGTTTATGCTACGCTGGATAACCTGCTGTGCTATGTTGCAGACTGGTACGGCAACAACGGCTCTTGTGTGTTCGGTCTTATCGACCGTGCAGGAGCTAAACTGTGGATTTGGAAGTTCGATTCGACTCAGGTGTATGACGCATGGGGGATTGACTTGTAATGGTGAGTCTGGCTGTGAAAGAGCATCCTACGCATTCCATCCACCGCAATTACGCCGCAGCGGCGGCAACCACCTGCGTGGCGGACCAGATCACCGCCAGCTCCTTCCGCCTGCGGACCAACGGCTCCTCCCGATGCTGGGCCAACGGGTCCCAGATCAGGTGGATCGCGCTGGCGATGTGAGGAGCAAAAAAAGGAGGGCTAATCGCCCTCCCGCTTGAGCGCCTGTATTATCAGGTGCTCGACGTAGTTTGAGATGCTACGGCCTTCTGCTTCGGCAGCGGCCTGGATTTTCTCCTTGAGCTCCGGCGTGAGCCGGATATATAACCGCTCGGTTTTCCCTGCCATATGGTATCTCCTTATTCCTGCTTTTTCTTGGCACGGGTATTACGGATTTTTAACGCGTTTTTGGTAGGGTACTCCGCGCCGTACATCCCCTTATCATAGGGGATGTGGGTGTTTACGGCTTGTATGCTTTTACCGGTGCGCTGGGCAATCGCCTCGGCGGTCATGCCGGATTTATACAATCTGGTTATATTTGTTTCGTAAGCGCCAAGAGTTACGAGGATTTTGCGCACCTTACCTGCACTAATGTTAAGCCTGCGGGCTATGGTTCGCTGCGATTCTCCCTCATCCCAAAGGCGATACACGGATCGAAAAGTGACGTCCATCATTCGGCACTGCTTAATACTATCGTCTTTTGTTAACCCATCGGGTTCTAATGTTCGGTGCGGCTCAGGATGGGGAGCTCGCGCAGGACGTTGCGCTCGCCGTCAAAGCAAGAGATGTAAGGCGTATCATTCCCGCAGAGAACCTCGCGGAGCAGATAGATTGTGCCCTCCACGTTGATAAGGGGTTCGCCGCAGCTGGTGCAGCCCGCGTAAAGATCATCAGGGATATCCACGACCAACTCGTCGTAGATTTCTCCGCGGCCGCAGCTGTAAACCGTACGCTTCTCCGCGCCAAGAAGTCCGTAATTAGCATAAATCGTAGTTGTCATTGGGTTTTCCTCCTTTGTTATCTTGGTTGTATTGTACGCCTTTTGTGCGTACAATACAATTGACGAAATAGCCAAATATTGCAAAAAAAATAAAGCAAAATCACAAATTGAAAGGAGATTTTACATGAAAGAAAACACGATCAAGGCCGCGCTGGCGGCCGCCCTGGGGGCGCTGTGTGCCTACGGGGTGCAGCTGCTGGTGCCGGTGCTGGTGCTGGTGGTGGTGATGCTGCTGGACTACGCCACGGGTATGACCAAGGCATGGAACGCCGGGGAACTGTCCTCCCGGGTGGGCCTGCGGGGTATCCTGAAAAAGGTAGGATACTTAGTAATCGTCGCTGTAGCTGCTGTGGTAGACTGGCTGCTGCGCTACGGGGCCGACACCCTGGGCTGGGACTGGCCGGTGGAGTTCCTGTTTGCCAGCATTGTCATTATCTGGCTGGTGATCAACGAGCTGCTGTCCATCCTGGAGAATGTGTCTGCCATTGGTGCACCGGTGCCTGGTTTCCTCCAGGCGCTGCTGAAAAAGTTGAAAGTACACACCGAGGATACGGCGGCGGACAAGCTGCCGGGAGAGGAGGACGACAACAATGAGTAAGAAGGTCTACATCAGCCCCAGCGACCAGACAGAAAACCGCTACGCCTGGGGCAATACCAACGAGCACGTCCAATGCCAGAAGATCGCCGAGGCGGAGGCTGCCGCCCTGCGCCGCAGCGGCGTGGAGGGGAAACTGGCG